ATCTGCTTCCGGCTTGGTTCCTTGGAAAATACCCCCACAAAAAAGTCATTCAAACCAGCCATACAGCAGAGTTGGCGACGGGTTTTGGTCGTAAAGTCCGTAACTTAGTTGACTCAGAGCCATACAAAAACATATTTCCGGGTGTTTCCTTACAAACTGACTCTAAAGCAGCCGGTCGATGGAACACGAACAAGGGCGGTGACTACTTTGCGATTGGTGTTGGCGGTGCTGTGACCGGTAAAGGCGCAGATATCCTAATTATTGACGACCCACACAGCGAACAAGAAGCAGCACTTGCCCAAGTTAACCCAGATATATATGACAAAGTTTATGAATGGTACACATCTGGACCGCGTCAGCGTCTACAACCGGGTGGGGGTATTGTAGTTGTTATGACAAGATGGTCCTTAAGAGACTTAACAGGTCAAGTTTTAAAAGCAGCAGCTGCAAGGGGTGGAGATGAGTGGGAAGTCATTGAATTTCCTGCAATTTTGCCGAGCGGAAACCCTTTATGGCCTGAATTTTGGTCGTTGGGTGAGCTTGAAGTACTGCGCGAAGAACTTCCAAACTCAAAATGGATGGCTCAGTACCAGCAACAACCAACTAGTGAAGGCGCAGCAATTGTAAAACGCGAATGGTGGAAGATTTGGGAAGGTGATACCCCGCCACATTGCGAATATATACTACAAACTTGGGATACCGCGCACGAAAAAGGTAGTAGGAACGACTATTCAGCTTGTACAACGTGGGGAGTTTGGTATAACGACGAAGATCATGGTCAAGCTAACATTATTTTGCTTGATTCGGTTAAAAAACGCATGGAATGGATTGAGTTAAAAGAATACGCGTTCCGTTTATATAACGAATGGGAACCAGATACGGTACTAATTGAGAAAAAAGCGACAGGTGGCCCACTTATATATGAGTTTAAAAACATGGGCATACCCGCACAAGAATTTACACCGGGTAAAGGTAATGACAAGATAAGTCGTTTAAATGCTGTCTCTGACATAATAGCGTCTGGCAAGGTTTGGGTTCCGGCGACTCGTTGGGCTGAAGAGTTGATCGACGAGATTGCTTCGTTTCCGTCGGGAGAACACGATGACTTGGTTGACGCAACGACGTTGGCGCTGGCTCGCTTTAGACAGGGAGGATTTATTAGGCTTCCCACAGACGAGCCGGAAGATATTAAGTGGTTTAAGTCCCAGAAAAATGCTGGGTACTACAACGTATAGGAAAGACTATGGCAACACAAAAGTTCATGGGGAAAAATCAGTTAATAAAGAGACTGACAGCGCAAGTAGGGAACAAAGAATCCGCCGTAAAGATACTACAAAAACGGGGGGACCTGAAGGCTGATGGTAAGACCTTGACCACTGCCGGTAAAAAACGTGACGCTATGACAGCGGAAGAAAGAGCTAAAGATAGGGCGGTTAAGTCTAGTAAACATAAGACATCGGAATACACATATAACCCGAAAACAAATCGGGCGACACTCAAAGGATAAATCATGGCAATAGACAAAGCACTTTACGAAGCTCCAAAGGGAATTGACGAAGCCGCATCGCAAGAACACGGTATTCAGATTGAAATTGAAGACCCAAAGTCAGTAAAAATTGGTGTAGATGGGATGGAGATTGAATTAGAACCCGGTCATAGTGGCGAGGGCGCTGATGATTTTGACGCCAACCTAGCTGAGTTTATGGATGATGGTGAGTTGTCTGGCCTAGCTAATGATTTACTTGATGATTTTGATGAAGATATAAATTCGCGTAAAGACTGGATGCAAGCCTATGTAAAAGGCATCAAATTACTAGGTTTGACCACGGAAGAAAAAACGGAACCGTGGAAAGGCGCGTGTGGCGTATTCCATCCAATGTTGACCGAGGCAGTTGTACGGTTCCAATCAGAAGCTATTATCGAAACATTCCCCGCAGCAGGCCCAGTTAAGACACAGATCATGGGGGCTATAGATAAGCTTAAAGAAGAAGCTGCTACGCGTGTCCGTGATGATATGAACTACAAGCTGACCGAAGAGATGGTCGAGTATAGGCTTGAGCATGAGAAGATGTTATTTTCATTGCCGTTGGCTGGTTCAGCATTTAAGAAAGTGTATTACGATCCGGCGCTTGGACGCCAAGTATCTTTGTTTGTACCCGCTGAAGATATGATTGTACCGTATGGCGCGAGTAGTTTAGAGACCGCTGAGCGTGTAACGCACGTAATGCGCAAGACCAAGAATGAAGTTAGGAAGTTACAAGTTGCAGGGTTCTACCGCGATGTAGATTTAGGCGAGCCACAGAACGTACTCGACGATGTAGAGAAAGAGAAAGAGAAAGAAGAAGGCTACATAGGTAACATCGACAATAGATACCGCATCGTTGAAATGCACGTCGAAGTTGATTTACCCGGTTTTGAGGATGTAGATAAACATGGTGAACCAACAGGTATCGCTCTGCCTTACGTTATAACTATTGATAAAAGCACTGCTACCATCCTGTCTATCAAGCGTAATTGGTATGAAGATGACAAGTTAAAGTTAAAACGCAACCACTTTGTACACTATATTTATGTACCGGGATTTGGATTTTATGGCTTCGGATTTATACACCTTATTGGCGGTTACGCCAAGGCAGCTACGGCAATTATGCGTCAGCTTGTTGATGCTGGTACTTTGTCTAACTTATCTGGTGGTCTTAAGTCGCGTGGGTTGCGCATTAAAGGGGATGATACTCCAATCGCTCCCGGAGAATTTCGTGATGTTGATGTCGCCTCCGGCAGTATACGAGACAACATCTTGCCCCTGCCATACAAAGAGCCAAGCCAAACTCTGTTATCCCTATTAGGGCAGATCATCCAAGAAGGCCGTAGCTTTGCATCAGCTGGCGATATTAATGTGTCGGATATGTCCACACAGGCTCCAGTCGGTACAACTCTGGCTATTCTAGAACGTACACTTAAAATATCTACGGCTGTCCAAGCTCGACTACATTACGCTATGCGTATTGAGTTACGTCTACTAAAAAGCATTATTGCGGACTACACTCCAGAAGAGTATGACTACGAGCCAGAAGACGGTGATCGCCAAGTAAAAGCTTCGGACTATCACATGGTTGAGGTTATACCTGTGTCCGACCCAAACGCCGCTACTATGGCGCAGAAGATTACACAGTACCAAGCTGTACTGCAATTGGCTCAGTCTGCTCCTCAGTTATACAATCTGCCGTTACTACATCGTCAGATGATTGAAGTGTTAGGTGTTAAGAACGCAGCCAAGCTTATCCCAGTGGAAGACGACCAGACTCCAGTAGACCCAATACAAGAGAACATGAATATCTTGATGGGCAAGTCAGTCAAAGCGTTTATACAACAAGACCATGACGCCCATATCGCAGTTCATATGTCTGGGGCACAAGACCCCAAGATTCAACAAATGATGCAAAACAACCCCAACGCACCGGCGATTATGGCTGCGGGTCAAGCTCATTTGAACGAACACTTGGCTATGAAGTACCGCAAAGATATTGAAGCGCAGCTTGGTGTAACCATGCCAACTGAAGAGCAAAACAAGAATATGTCGCCAGAACTAGCGGCGCAAGTAGCTCAATTGGCAGCGCAAGCAGCAACGCGGTTACTGATGAAAAACCAGCAAGAAGCCGCACAGCAACAAGCCCAACAAGCTCAGCAAGACCCGCTTGTGCAAATGCAGCAACAAGAGTTACAAATTAAACAGGCCGAAGTCCAACGCAAGGTGCAAAAAGACCAAGCCGATTTACAACTAAGACAGCAACAGATGTTATTAGAAAAAGCTCGTATAGACGCCCAAAAGCAGATCGCTGGGCTGCAAGCTGGTATGAAAGGTACGCAAGACAAAAATAAATTGCACCAACAAATGAAGTTAGAAGGCATGAAATTGGGCTACCAAGCTAGTAAAGATAACCAAGATTACAGCCACAACCGTGAACAATTAGCGCATCAAAAGATGCAGCAGCTGGGCCAAATAGCTAAAGGCGGAGCCAATATCCCGCCAAAGAAAGGTAAATAATGTTTGAAAACCAGATTTTTTCCCATCTAAAAGATGAGTGCCGAAAGTTAATTGAGTCACATCAAGAATACCTTGCCGCTGGCAACGCGAAGAGTTTTGAAGAGTATAAACATGCAACTGGGGTTATTCGAGGCTTAGCCCTAGCCATAGATCAAATCGAAAGCCTTGCAAAACGTCTGGAGACTGCTGATGACTGAGTCATTAATCATCGCCACTGAAAATGGCGAACTATCCACTCTGCCCGAAACGGCAGAACAAAAAGCAACACAACTTCCTAAACCTTCCGGATATCACATTCTTGTGACTACGATTGAAACGGAAGAGAAGTTTGATAGCGGCCTAGTTAAAGCCGATATTACCAAGCATCAAGAAGAAGTACTAGCTACGGTTTTTTTCGTCGTAGAACTCGGTCCAGATTGCTATACCGATAAGGAACGTTACCCAATCGGTCCTTGGTGTAAAAAGGGCGATTTTATCCTAGCCCGACCTAATTCAGGTACTCGCCTGAAGATACATGGTAAGGAATTTAGGATTATTAATGAAGACACAGTGGAAGCTGTAGTTGACGATCCTCGTGGAATATCGAGAGCTTAAGGAGCAATAAATGGCAAATTATGAATCGATCGAAGAAGAGTTTAAGTTCCCAGACGAGGTAGAGAGTAAAAAACCTGCCCCAGTTGAAAATGAATTTGATATTGAGATTGAAGATGATACCCCTGTGGAAGATCGTGGTCGCAAGGCTATGGCTCAACCGCCTGAAGAGGTAACAGATGATGAACTTCAGTCTTACGACGAAAAAGTCCAGAAACGTATTAAGAAGTTTACTAAAGGCTACCACGACGAACGTCGCGCTAAAGAAGAAGCATTGCGTGAACGTCAAGCGGCTGAATCCTTTGCTAAACAACTCTATGATGAGAATCAAGCCCTACAACAACGGCTGCATGAAGGGTCTAAAATTTTTATTGAGCAAGGTAAATCCGCTGCTCAAATGGAGTTGGAAGCAGCAGAAAAAGCCTATCGTGAAGCCTTTGAAGCAGGTGATACCGACTCTGTAGTTAAAGCACAGAAGAAGATTACTTCAGCTACATTAAAACTTGACAAAGCCGAAAATCTCCAACCTATTGCAATAAAGGAAAATCAGGAGTATAGTCCGCCTCAACGAACCACCCAAGCCGATTCCAAGCTAAGCAGCTGGATTGAGGAAAATCCTTGGTATGGTAACGATGACAAACCTGAACATACGATTATGAGCGCCACCGCATTAGGTGTGCACAACGCTCTAGTTAAACAATATGGTCAAGGTTTTGTCGGAAGTGATGATTATTACGAGAAGATTAACACTCGTATGCGCAAAAGTTTCCCCGACTTTTTCGGGAGCGAAGTAGATCAGGAACCGGAGGAAGAGCCTAGAAAGGCCA